AACCTAAAGCAAGCACTGGCGAACAAACAATCTTCACACAACAAGGAGACACCGCATCAGCAGAATGGAAATCAGGGTCAAATTACCCTGCTGACCACATAAAGACTCTCAACCAATTACTTGATGCCACAAAAGTCGATAGAGCACTATGGAAAGTAAAAGATTTCGTAGTTAACAAATGGGATGTTACCGCAGTTATTGATAAACTCCCACAAACATTCCAGAACTTCCAAGTAAAAGCACGTCTGGAAAAAGACACCCAAACATCACATGAACGTAGTATTGGTGAGTTGTTCAGAGAAATGACTAAAAACTATGTACCGCCAGTATTCATACCAAGAAAGGATTCATATCTACCGCTTAAAACAGGTGAAAACAATCTGTTTGAAGTAACACTTTTTGACCTACACATCGGTAAATTGGCATGGGGTGGCGAAACAGGTGAAAACTACGATACCAAAATTGCACGCAGTAGATTTCTTGCAACAATTGAAAAACTTATTGACCGAGCATCAGGGTTTGCATTCAGCAGAATTTTATTTCCAGTAGGTAATGACTTCTTTAATTCCGACAATATTTTCAATACCACTACAAAGGGTACACCACAGGACGAAGACCTTCGTTGGCAAAAGACTTTTGAAGTCGGAGTGAAACTATTGGTTGATGCAATTAATTTATTAAAACAACTGCAAGTGCCTGTGGATGTGTTAGTTATCCCAGGAAATCATGATTTTGAGCGCAGTTTTTACATGGGTTCATACCTTCAAGCATGGTTTAATAACGACCCAAAGGTTACTATTAATAACGGTGCATCACCACGTAAATATTATCGTTTTGGTAATACTCTTTTAGGGTTCACACATGGTAGTGAAGAAAAAGAATCATCACTTCCAATGCTTATGAGTATTGACATCGAATCAAAGCCAATGTGGTCAGATACACTATTCCATGAATGGCATCTTGGTCATATTCATAGAAAACGTGATATGAAATATACTATTCAAGATAAGTCAAGAATGGTTAACGAAGACCTTGGCGTTACTGTAAGGTATTTATCAAGTCTCACTGGCACAGAAGAATGGCATCACAAAAAGGGTTTTGTGGGCGCAACTAAAGCAGGAGAAGCATTCATCTGGAATGATGAATTAGGTCTCATAGCACATTTAAATACAAATTTAATAATTGAAAAATATGAAGAATAGTTTAATTAGTTTAGCAAAAGGTGATAGCTCGAAAAAGACTGCACCTGCTCCTAAAAAGCCATTGGTGAAAAAACCAGTACCAAAAGTGGTTGAGAAGCCTAAATCAAAAGAAGAAGTACGTGATGAAAAAGCAAAAGAAACGGTTGAAAAATTGTTACAGAATGTTGAATTAACATCGAAAGTAGAAATGGAAGAAGGTGAAACAGAGACACATATTGATGAATTACCACGTGGTGAAGGGATTGAATGGTTGGAAGAGCAGCTAACAGCATTGACGGAAGAAAATGAACGTCTGAGAAGTGAATTGGACATTGCAAAAGAAGATTATGCACGATTGTTCGAAAAAATGCAGGGTGGTGGTGTAAATTCTAATGCTTCTGAACCCATTTTACAAAACGTTTTGTTCTTCTTCAATGAAATGCAAGCAAATTATTTGGGAATGAACCCACAGGGCATAAGATTTACTGTCGCATATCCTGAAAGACTACTACCAAAGCTTATTCAGTTGTTTCCATTTCTTGAGAACTACAGAAAGTTTTAAGTATGTAATTTAATTCTAAAAATTGCTTCAAAACTATTGGTTTGGAGCAATTTTTTATAAAACGGAGTGTAAAACCCACCCATTGGAACGTGGGCGAGTAGAAAAAAAATACTTAATGATATTTGTTCATATATGTAGCACATAGTTAATAATTAATTTATGAAAGTAAGATGAATTATAACGGTCAAGAATTTTCCTCAATAATCCAAAATGTTTTTGGGGATGTGAAAGGCTACGGACCACAATTTTCGGTAAATTGCCCACGTTGTCAAGAAAAAGACGGATTGCCCTATCCTGATGGTAAATTTAATTTGGAAATTAATACTTCTAAAAGGGGAGGAATTTTTCATTGTTGGCGTTGTGATGAACCCCGTTTTTCTGGTTCATTAAGTAGGCTTATAAAAATGTATGGTAATTCGTCAGATTATGAAACGTATAAATCATATGCTGCGATTTATCACAACTATAATGACGATGAATATGAACATGAAGAAGCCGAACCAGTAGACATACAATTGCCAGCCAAAATGGTATTGTTTTCACAAATGGAATTAGATAATCCAGACCATTTTGAAGCATATAACTACATGGTTAACGAAAGAAAGATATCTAGAGAAATTATGTTTAAATATCGGCTTGGTTTTTGTACTACTGGAAAATACGCTAAAAGAATAATTATTCCGTCATACGATACGAATGGCGAGATTAGTTATTTTGTTGCGAGAACTTATGACCCGAAAGAAAAGAAATTAAAATACTTGAATCCAAAAGTAGATAAAAATAAGATTATTTTCAATGAAGGTCTTATAAATTGGGATTCATTGGTATTTATTGTTGAGGGTGTGTTTGATATGTTTCGCTTACCAAATAGTATTCCTTTATTGGGTAAAGACATATCAGAAACACTTTATTTTGAATTAAAAAAACATAAACCAAAAATTATTGTTGTTTTAGACCCAGATGCTTGGAAAAATGAAATTGATAATTATTATACATTAAATCTAATATATGATAACGATGATAATGTTCGTATTTTGCATTTGAATGGAAATTATGATATAGATGAAATCAATAAAAACTTAGGACATGATGAAATTATTGAATTGTTATATAATGCAAGAAGATTAAATAATGATGATTATTTTGATAGAAATTTAGTTAATGAGAAAAAAAACTTTAGAAACTTTTATTGTTGAGGCTAATTTAATTCATCAGAATCTTTATAACTATACACTTTGCGAGTATAATGGAATGAAGGTTCATGTAAATATATTATGTAAAAAACATGGTGTTTTTCAACAAACACCTGATAGCCACTTGCATGGTAGGGGATGTCCGAAATGTGTAAATAGAAATACCACAACTGGTGAATTTGTTGATAGAGCAAATATTGTTCATAATTATATGTATGATTATAAATTAGTTAATTTTTTAAATCCTAAAACTAAAATAAAAATAATATATACAATACATGGTGAATTTGAACAACAACCCAATTCTCATTTAAATGGTAGTGGATGCCCAATATGTAAATCTTCACATGATGAAAGAAATATTGTCCGATTTTTAAATGAGAATGCTATTAAATTTATTAGAGAAAAAAAATTCGTGGATTGTAAAAACAAATATCCATTACCGTTTGATTTTTATTTACCGAAATATAACATATTGATTGAATATGATGGCGAACAACATCTAAAGCCAATCTGTTTTTTTGGAATTTCAAATGAAATTGCTTTACAAAATTTTGAAAAGGTTAAATTTCACGATAATATAAAAAACAACTATGCTAAAAATAATAACATTGGATTAATTAGAGTTCCACATACTGTTTCTGATGTTGAAGAATATTTGAAAATAATATAACCCTCTTATGATAATAAAGGAGCAGGAAGATATAGACCTTATACAAAGTATTTTGAATGGGAATCAGGTGTCACAAAAAACTTTATATGAGAAGTATAAAAAAATTGTAAAAGAACATATAAGATGTAAATATTCAAACTATTTGGATATTGATGATGATGTATCTGAAATAATGATTAAGGTCATTATGGGTATTGATACGTTTGATACCAGCAAAGGAAAATTTAAATCATGGGTGCTTTCAATCATTAAGAACCATATGATTGATAAATGGAGGGACAATTCAATAACTCTCACGTCATTTAACAATAACGTATGTGTTACATCAATACCAGCGCATAATTGGGACTGTAATTGGAGCGAAACAGGTATTTTGACGACCAGTAGTTGTGACTGGTCACCAGATTCAATTGTTCTTAATAATGGTTCATTTAGTATTGGTAATTCAATCACTACGTGTAGCAACGGTAGTTTTGA